GTCGCCGTCTCGTCTGCGGCGGTAACGCATCAGGGCTACTACCAAGACGGTCTGTACTACACGTCGCGCACGACGATCGTCGAGGGTGGCGGGACGAGCAGCACCGTCGACGAGGTATGGACCCCGGCCGGCGCTTTGATCTCATCGGTCACGAAGACGAGCACCTACTACTTCCCGCTCTACAGTCTCGGCGGGATTTACGGGCGGTTCAAGGGGAACGTCCCGGGGCTCTGCTACAACTTCACGTCTCCTCCGTGGGTCGTCCTACGGTTCAAGGGAGACGGGACGAACGAAACCGTTAACTGGCCGGAGATGCCGCTGTACTACTTCGGCGGCAGCTACGGTTCGCCCGTCTATCTCCAGAAAGTCGGCGACGTCTGCTTGACCGCGTTCCAGACCGCGGCGTCGACGATGCGGCTCCAGTTCCGAAAGTGGGACTCGGCGACCGATCTCCCGCAGCCGAGTCCGTTCAAAGAGATCACGGTTACGGCGGACTTCAACGACTTCCGCGCGCTCTCGATCTGCTCGTGGGGCGATCACTTCTTCATCGTCAATCCGCAGTCGAGCACGCTCGCCCAAGGCGTCTGGAAGTATGACACGTCAGGGGCGCTCGTCGACTCGTGGGCGCTAACCGGGCTCGGCGCGCTCCTGAACGGCTCCGCGACGGTCTGCGGGGATCTCGTCGTCGCGCGACACGGCCTCGCATACTCGTCATATGCGTGGGTCGTGAGGCTCATCCCCGGCGGAACCTTCGAGGAGGTCAACGAACTTGCAGATCCGGCCTACGGCGACACGGCCTCGTATCAGATCCCGTCAGAGACGCTCGCATGGAACGTCAAGGATGCCGTGATCCTCATCCCGTCGATCGCGTCCGGGACGACCACGCTCTCGGCGGTCGTCACCAAGTTCGCGCTCGAAGCGGGACTCACCGCTGCAGACATAGACGTCTCGGCGCTCACCGATACGATTAACGGCTACGTGATCGGCCGGCCGATGACCGCGCGGGCGGCGATCGAGATTCTCCAGAAGGCGTTTTTCTTCGATGGCGTCGAGTCGGATGGCAAGATCAAGTTTGTGAAGCGAGGCGGAGCGTCCGCGGTCACGATCCCGGCCGCGGATCTCGGCGCGGCGGAGCCGAACTCAGACCCGAGCGATCTCGTCTCGATCGAGCGGGGCGACGAGACGGAAGCCCCGCGGCAGATCGTCGTGTCCTTCTGGAACAAGGATGGCAGCTACTCGCAGGCGACGGAGTATGCGCGACGTCTCGTGGTCCGGTCAGTCGAGTCCGTCTTCGAGACGCTCCCGCTCGTCCTGACTCCGAACGACGGCGCTCGGATCGCCGACGTCTTGCTGTACGCGGCGCATATGGGGAGGACACGCGTCAAATGGGCGACCGGGCGAATATGCGAAATATGAGCCCACGGACGTCGTGACGCTGACCTCGGATTCGATGACATACCTCGTCCGAATCCTAAAGCGGACGGACTCGGGGGCTCGGATCGAATGGGAGGGACAGCTCGACGACGCTCCGGCATACTCCTCTTCGGCTCCCGGGGCGACCGTCCAGACGGACGACACGACGCTCGCGACGTCTGGGCCAGCGATCCTTGAGCTCATGGATATCCCGATCCTCCGGGACATGGACGACAACGCGGGATTCTATGCCGCGATGACCGGCGTCCTCGGCGGATGGCACGGCGGCGTCCTCTTCGGGTCTGCGGATGACGTCGACTTCGCGCAGCTCGGGGCGGTCTCGCAGAGCGCGGCTATCGGCGTCGCGACGTCCGCGCTCGGGAACTTCCAAGGCGGGAACGTCTTCGATGAACTCTCGACGGTCACCGTTCAGCTGACGGGGGGCACGCTCTCTAGCGCGACGGAGGCTGCGGTCTGCGGCGGATCGAACTGGGCCCTGCTCGGATCCGAGATCATCGCGTTCAAGAACGCGACGCTCGTCACCGGCACCACCTATCGCTTGACCGGGATCCTCCGCGGCCGATTCGGGACGGAGTCGGGGATGACGACGCACGTCTCGGGGGAGCGATTCGTCTTGCTTCTTCCGGCCGGGATGATCCGACCCGACCGTCCGGCGTCTGAGCTGAACGTCTCCCGCTACTACCGGGGCGTGAGCTACGGGCAAGCCGTATCGAGCGCGACCTCGAAGGCGTTCGCGAACAGTTGCGCGGGGCTCAAGCCTCTTCCTGGGGTCTATCTCCGGGGCTTCCGGAACGCGTCGAGCGATCTCTCGATTACCTGGGTTCGTCGGACCCGAGTTGGCGGGGACTGGCGAGATTTCGTCGATGCGAGTCTCGGGGAAACGACCGAGTCATACGAGGTCGATATCCGGAACGCGGGGAACACGGCGACCCTCAGGACGATAGCCTCGTCTACGCCGTCGGTGACTTATACTGCCGCCCAACAGACGACGGATTTTGGCTCTCCGCAGTCGTCGATTAACGTCCGGGTTTATCAGCTCTCGTCCGTCGTCGGCCGCGGCTTCCCGGTCTCCGGAGCGATCTAATGGCTAACAGCGCGACGAACATTGACACGATCAGCCAGAGCCAAGCGCTGAAGGAGACGAAAGCCAACGAGTATTTCGACGCGGCGAGCCCCGCCACGCTCTTCGGCCGGCGCGCGTCGACGTCGAGCGGCCTCACGTGGGGCTACTACGGCGGGACGATCAACGTCGACGGCGTCCTAACCCAGATCGCTAACGGAACGCTGTCCCTCACCGGCGGCACGGTCACCAACTACGTCGAGGCGACTCGCGCGGGCGTGATCTCGACGAACACGAGCGGATTCACCGCGGGACGGATCCCGCTCTATGAGATCCCGGTCTCCGCCGGAGTGATCTCCAGCTACACGGATTACCGGGCCTGGGTCGAGCCGGCGCACCTAACGCGTGACGCGTCTTTCTCCGTTACCTCGGCGGACGTGACCCTCACCGCGGCGCAGGCGCGATGCCGGTATCTGGTTACCACCGGAGTCCTGACGGGGAACCGCAATGTGATCCTTCCCGATCGCGGCGAGTGGATCGTGTTCTGCAACAACACCGGCGCATTTACCACGACGTTCAAGACGTCCGGCGGGAGCGGCATCGTCGTGGCGCAGACCAAGCGGGCAATTCTCTACGCCGACGGGACGAACGTCGTGCGAGTGACGGCCGACGCGTAATGAACCGGAGCGGAGGCGATGAGGATATGTCCGACGAGGAGACCCTGAACGGCATTGAGCGTCGGATCGAGGATGCTCGATGGAGAGTCCGGATCGAGACGCGTCTCAAGGCGCTGGAAGAGAGCGAGCGGGAGCACCGCCAAATGACCGCGGAGGCCGTGACATTCATCCGGGGGATGAAGACGCTCGGCTCGCTGATCAAGATCGCCACGACGATCGTCGGCGGGATCGTCGCGTTCTATTACTTCGCGAAGACTGGGGACGCTCGCTTTCTAAGGGGGCCAGGCGAATGAAAGAATGGATCTTGCTCCGGACGCTCTCGCTCATGATCTGGTGGGATGCCGTGCGTCCGTGCTCGAATCGGCCGAACGTCAAAGCGATTCTTGAGCTGATCTGGCTGATCGCGTTCGTCCTCGTCGTCTCGATGATCGGGCTCGCGACGTTTCTACACTGGCCGGATATTTACGGGAGATTCGAATGAACGAAGAGGAACTCAAGGCGATCATCGATAGACGCATTGCGGCGATGACTCCCGTCCTCGAAAAAGCGAGGGCAGCGCAATCCGAGATCGACGCGCGACTCGGGAAGGCGAGCCACCTCGGGACGTGGTTTGCGGTCTCCGCGCTCCTGAACGTCATCCTCGCGGTCGCTCTCTGGCTCTTCGCCAGATGATCGACCCGAGGACGGACGTCACCGCCGCGCTCCGCGCGGTCCGGAAGCAGACCGGATGGACCTATGAACGGATCGCGCTCGAATGCCGGACGCAAGGCGCTGACGTCTCGCCGTACACGATCAGGCTAATCAACCTCGGCGAGATCAAGCGCACGCGATTCGATATCGGTGCTGCGATCCTGAATCTCGCGAACGTAGGAAGGACCTCACGATGCCGCTGACGGCCGACGAACTCGCCCAAGCGATGCCGGGATGTCCGGCGGCGATCTGGGTCGAACCACTGAACGTCGCGATGGATCGGTTCGCGATCGCGACTCCGGAGCAGCAAGCGATGTACCTAGCCCAAATCGGGCACGAGTCCGACTCGCTCCGCCGGCTCGAAGAGAATCTGAACTACTCCGCGGAGGCGCTCGCGAGGACATGGGCGCGCTTCTCGTCGACAGGGACGCGCGGCGGGGCTCCGAACGCATTGGCGCTCCGGCTTGCTCGGGATCCCGTAGCGATCGCAACCGAGGTTTACTCCGGGAGGATGGGGAACGGTCCCCCGTCCTCCGGCGACGGTTGGTTATTCCGGGGCCGCGGTCCGCTTCAGATTACCGGGCGCGACCTATACCGGAAGCTTGCTGCCGCGATCGGCTACAACGTCGAGGCGAGCCCCGATCTACTCTTCGAGCCGATGGTCGGCGCGCTCTCCGCCGCGTGGGTCTTCATGGTAGAAAAGCGGCTTGGCGGTCCGGCTTCGATCGGTGACATCGCCACCTGTACGCTCCGGATCAATGGCGGGATGATCGGAATCGAGGATCGCGAAGCTCGCTATTGGGCGGCGCTCGGAGTTCTCGCGTGAGGCAGTTCTTCGAGGACGACGGCGGGCATCTGAGTATGAGCCGACTCTGCGGCGCGATGACCATCGTGACGATCATCGGAGCGATCGTCACGGCGCTTTTCGCGAAACAGTGGGAAACGGCGAAAGCGTTCGTGGAGACGCTCGCGTTCTTCGGCGGAAGCGTCTACGGGTTCAACCAAGCGAACTCGGCGATCGGGAAGATGAAAGCCCCCCAATGATCCCGTGGGGGATCGTTCTCAAGGCGGCGCTAATCGGGCTTCTCGCGGCCGGCGCGATCTACGTCGTCGCGAGCTACAATCGGGCGCTCCGTGCGGAAGCGAGGCTCACGTCGGAGCTGGAAGTCGAGCGGGGTAAATCCTGGAGGTGGATGGAGGCCGCGGCCGCAGCCTCCGAAACGCTATCCCGAGAGCGGAGAGCCGCGGCGAACTTGGAACGAACTCGCCGGGAGATTGCGGCGCGACTGGAGAGAGCGAATGGAGAGATCGAGAGGCTACGGAACGACAAACCGTCGGCGGAGTGGCTCGATACTCGCCTTCCTGATCGCGTTGTCGAGCGGCTGCGCGGGAGCCCCGACTCCGGAGGCTCCGGATCAAAGCCTCTGCCAGAGGCCGTCAACGGCCGCGCTCTTCCGGACGGCGGAGCCGAAGTTCAGCGGCCGGACCAACGAGGATCTCCTGCGCTACGTTGACCAACTCCGCGCGGCGATCGCCTCATGCAACGCGGACAAGGCGGCGATCGACGAAGCGTTTACCCAAATTGGTCCGGAAAAAGGACGACCTCAACCGTAATCGGCTCCCCGGGATCCTTGCGCTGTTCCGCTCCATTTTTCCACCATTGCGATTTGTGCCTCAGTGATTCTCCCGTTTGATTTTTCGGCTAGAAGCCGATGATTTTCTGACCGCAGCCGCTCGATCTCCTCGTCACGCTGGGCGAGCCTAGCCGCAAGTTCCCGGTATCCATCGAGCGACTTCTCTGCCGCCTTCTCGACCATCTGGCGCTGCCACTCCTTGAGCCGCTCGATCTCCGCTTCCGCTTTCTCGGCGCGCTCGCGCTGTTGGCCTCTGAGAACGCGCTGTGCTTCGGCCTCGTCTTTGGCAACAGAGAGCGTCGTCAGCAGCCGCTCGATCTCCGCGCGGGCCTCGGCAAGTTCTTGTCTAAGCCAATCTTCTGTTTGTGTTGCTCGGGTCGCTTCTTGCCGTACTGACGCATATAGTTCTTCGTTGCTCATGGCTACTTCCTCCCGGCGCAGAATTCTAGGGCCTCAACGATTGTTGGAAGGTCGTATAGAACAGCAACCATTCCCGAATCGCCCTTCAAAGCAACAATCGCCTTAGCTGCCCGCTCCGTAAGCTCGGGCGGTACGGCTGGCGCAGCGACCGGCTCCGGCCTCGGCGCGATCTGGTCGAGGTCGATGGCGCGTATGGCGGCTGCGCACTCCTCACCATATATGCGCTCACACTCTGTAGCCCACTCCGTTTCGCATACCTTCGCGCACGCCTCGATGATTTTCTCTCGGTAGTCCATCACGGCATCCCCCCGAGGAGCGTCCAGCCGAGCCGGAACGCCTCGACTGCGATACGTCCGAGAGCCCCGAGGAGGAAAGCCCCGACGATCCACGTTGCGGCGAGTCGCCACGCGAGCCGGAATCCGGATAGCTTCGGCTCAGAAGATTCGGCGACCGGGGCGGTCATGGGACGACCCCGAAGAACTTCGCGATGAAGAACGCGACGACGCAGCCGAGGACGACACCGAAGTCACCCCACGTCGCGGATGGGATCGGGTTGGGATTGTCAAACGGTCCCTCGATCGGATCATAAGTCGGGATCCGACGCTCGGCGCGCTGCTGGTAGACGTTCTCGAAGCCTTTGCGGTTCATTTTTCTTCCTTTCCGGGAGAGGGGGGCCGATCCCCCGAGTCGCCCGATCCGCTTACGCGAGATCGGACGCCGGAGTCCCGGGGGACCGGCCGTTGACTAGCTCGCCTTCCGCTTCGCGGCCGGCATTCTGGACTTCGCGGCGGCGATCGCCGAGACGATCCGGGGATGCTCCCGCAACCGCTCCGGAATCGCTTCCTCGCACATCTCGCGGACCTCGTCGGCCGTCTTCGCTTCGGAGATCGCGATCAAGCAGTCCTCGATCAAGTTCTCGTCGCCCGATCCTGAGATCAAATCAGGCTGATGCGCTGGATCAGGCACTGATGGCAGCGTTGCCGGCGCTTCCGCGGCCTCCGGGGAGGGAACGTGCTGCGCGGGTGGCTCGGCGTCCTCGACGATTCGAGCGTCGACCCCGACGGCGACGGCTGCCTGCCCGACCTCCGGCGAGGCCGAGGATACGCCGAGCCGGGCCTGTAGCGCGGACGTCCCACGGAGAGGCGCGGCCGGGATCGCCGAGCCCGAGCCGATCTCGCGCTCCGGCGGGACGTCCCGGATCTCCTCGAAGCCGGAGAATCCTTTCAGGAGATCGGCGGCGACGTCCCGGGCGGCGAACCAGAACGCGCGCCACGCCAGTTGGCGTTCCGGGTAAGTCGTCCACGGGCCTTCCTTGCCGATCAGCTTCGCGGTCCGGGCGTTCTCCATCGAGAACGTCCGCGAGCAGGGCGCGTGTCCCGGCCGAGTGATCGTACAGCGCGCGACTCCATTCGCCTTGATCGTCTCGCCGTCGTCCTCCTCGATCGTACAACCGTTCGCGAGGAGGATTGCCTTGCCGGCGTCGCCGTAGATCCCGGGCTTCCCGTTGATGACGGCGATGTTCTGGACGGCCTGAAACGGTTTCAACCCTAAACCAGCGCCCATTTCGATCGCTACAAATGCGTTTTCCGGCTTTCCCTGGTACAGCTTGGGGACGAGTTCAGAAGCCGCTAATACGCGAGCGACTCTCCAAACGTCCTCGAAGCTCTCCATCATTAGTCCGGTTCCCGCTCGAAAGCCCATCCCGCCAACCGCTTTCGGGGCGGGAGCGAGGTCCATACTTTTCTCGGTCATTTCGTCTTTCCTCTCGGCTGCGACCACCTCCGGAGGACCCGGAAAACGGTCTTGTTGGTGAACTTTGCGACGACCTCTGGAAGCTCGGCGGCGAGTCTGGGCTGATCCAGATACGCTCCGTTCTGCCGCTTCCATGTCCCGATGGGCTTTCCCTCGAAGAGCAGGACCGCGTCGTCCTCCGGGAACGCGGCCGTCGGATCCGACGGGATCCCCCAGTGCTTCCGGACCTCGTCGAATAGCGCGAACTCGGCCAGCTCTTTCTGCTTCTTGACGTCCTTCGATAGCTCGCGGAGCCGGAGAACCTCGGTGAACGCGCGGAGGCCGTCGGCCGATAGCTCGACTGGCCGGCCAGAGATCCGCGAGTACATCTTCTGTATCTCTTCGAGATTCACTGGCGGAGGCGGGATGCGGTCAAGCACGTTCCGCGACCAAAAGCGGATCGCTTCGAGCCGCATCGCCGCGATCGCCTGATCCGCCGCGGCCGTCCGGACGATCGGGAAGACGCGCAGCTCATCGAGACCGAAGAACGCGGCGAGGATCGCGACGTTCCGCCGAGTGATCATCATCTGCCAGTAGACCTGGGCGGCGTAGTACGGCGGGACGTCCTCGCTTCCCTCCTCGCCCCAGAGATGCCGAGCCCTAGCGTTGACCGTCTTGATCTCGACGTTCACCGGCTCGGATACGGGAAGCGAAGCGAAAGCCGGGAACTTCCCGACGAGCGGATCCGCCGACGCAAACTCCGCGTCGACTTCGGCCTTCATCCATGGCATGAACGGGTCCGTGTAGCGATTCGGCTCCGCCCACGAGAGACGAGAGAGCGGGACGCCGAGCTGATCCTGAAGCATCTCTCCGACGACGGGCTCCATCCGTTTCCGGATCGAGAAGAACTTCTCGCGGCTCGGGTCGGGCTGCTCGGGCTCTTGGGCCACCTTCCGCTCCCAGACCGAGAGCGGAGTCGCGAACGGAGAGATCCCGAGGACACCGGCGATATCGGCCGAGCCGAGATAGTTTCGACGGTCGGGTCGGGCGTCGCTCATTTCGAGGTCCCGGCCGGCGCGTGCAGTCGCGCGATCTCGTCCTGAATCTCGGCGAGTCCTCCGTCCGCGCGGAGGTACATGAGGTGGAAGATGCGATCGGTATGGCTCCCGAGTGCGTTCTCGTCTCTCGCGACGACGTAGGTACGTTCCCGCAGAGCGGTCCGATCATACGCGTCGAGCTTCCGCTTTTCGAGCCGCTCGACGTCGTCCGCGGTCGCGACGTTCAGGATCTTCAGACCCGTTCCCCATCTGTCATAGATCGCCATATGAATCTCCGTTTTCAGTGGCAGGATCGCCGCGGGGGGATCTCTTCCGAAATCCCCCGACGTCGCTCCCGCTAGGCTGCCTTGGCGAGCACCTTCCACTCGCTCTGCGGAAGCTCGATGACGCGTCCTCCGATCCGCTCGAATTCCGAGGCGCGCTCGTAATCCGGGAGATCCTCCGCGGCGCGCGTCACGGCGTTGAAGAGGCCGTAACGGGAGAGATCCCCGCCGGAGATCAGGTGGCGGAGGATCGAGGACTTCTCGTCCTTGCTGAATCCGAACTTCTCGCCGGTCAGGTCGATCACCTTAACGACGTCGCCGTCGATCGGCTGCTGCGCCGTCTCCTGCACGCGGCCGACGAGTTCCTCGAAGCGGGCGAGGTCGAAAGCGGACTTCACGACGTCGCGGGTCTGCGCCCAGAGTGCGGCGTCCGTTAGTCGCTTCGTCGCGTCCGTGTACATCGCATAGACTTCGGAGGAGTCTGCGGCCTTCCCGCCGACGTGGTACTTGCGCATCCGCGAGTCGGAGAACGCGGCGAAGTTCGTGCATCCGCCCGTGTAGAGCCCCGCGGCGATCTGCAGCGCTCCCGACCCGACCTCCGAGTTGGAGATCGTGATGGCCGGGAACACGACGTCCTTCAGGAACGTATGCGCGGCGTCCGTCCCTTTGAACTTGATCTCGCGCTCGATCCGGCGATCGAACGCCTTGATGTACATCCGACGCTCCGTGATCTCGCACGAGACGACGAAGAGATCCTGCTCCAGAAGCACCGGGAGCACCGCTTCGGCGAGGTCGGCATTCTCCATCGGGCGATAGCGGTCGGACAGGATCGCGCGGACGCGACCGTCGAGCGTGCGAACCATCCGTGATTCCGACTTCTTGTGGAGCCACGTGTTCACGTTCCCGGCGAGGAGGTCCGGATCCTCGGCGAGCATCCGGTCATAGTAGGGTTTCGGAATCCCGGTGTACTCCGCGAGCTGGCCGTGGGCGAGAGAGTTCATCGCCATGCCCTGAGGCGCGGCCTGCGGCGCGAGCGGGACGACGGTTGCGAGCGGGAGATCGCTCGGGGCTCCGCCGAGACGAACCCGGCCGAGCCCGACCATCTCCATCTTCGAGGTCGGGGCGATGTAGTCGCGCTTCGCGTCGCGCTGGCGCTCGATCTCGATGGCGAGTTCTTGAAGAGTCTTTCCGGTTTTCATGGTCTAGCCTCCGTGCTAGTGAGTTTGAGTCGGCGGGATCGCCTTCCCTTGCGACGCTCTCGCGAGAGAGCGTCGGGGGGGAAGAGATCGAGACTAGCTAGCCTTCCGTAATTCCCGGGAAACGATCTTCAGCAACGCGACGAGCTGCGAAACGGGCGGCGGCGAAAGTAGGGAATTCGGCGATAACTTTTAGCCCGTCTTTCACTACCCACTGTCCGCCGAGTTTCGCGATCTCGAAAGAGGCGATGAGATTAGCCCACGTCGAGGCGGATTCTCTGACCGCGAGAACCTTGCGGCCGCGAGCGACGTTGTGAATGTAGTATGTGGTCATTTTCGGTCTCCGTTCCGAAGTGCCGCGACGTCCGCGACAAGGTCATTCTCCGCTGAAGAAAATTTCCGTGGTTAGAACTTTTCTATACAGCGATCAGAGAATTTGATCGACGAACGGCGCGACGAAGTTATCGCGCTCGATCGCGGCGAACAGCTTCGCGAGTGCGGGAACTTCGTTCAATCTCCTCCAGCGACGCGGATGAGTCGCGCGGTACTCGTCGAGAGCCTCGTGGAAGTTCTCCGGGAGGACGGGGTCGGCGCTCTCCAGCGCGTCGTGGAGATAGCCGGCGAGAGTGTCTAGATCCGGGGCGGGGACGCGAAGGTGAATTGTCATTCCGATCTCCCTAATCCGAGATTGCCCGAGCTATGATGAGTCGATTCTCTCTGATTGCGGCTAACACCTCCCTCAATTCAGCCGCCGTTTTCCTCTCCATCGATGCCGATCCATGACGCCCTGATTTATCTAACTCGTCCGCGTTAGCCGCTGCGATACCGGCGATCAGCTCGACTGCGTTCATAATGATTTTTCTCTCGTTCATGTTCGTCTCCGTCTCTAGGCCGTGAGCGAGGATTCGGCGGCGAGCTTCGCGCCGAGTTCTTCCGCTTCCTCGTAGCGCGTCACGTACCAGTCCAGCTTCTCGCGCATCCGGCTCGCCGACGCGCGCTCCGCTCCCTCCGCAGCGCGGTGGAAATAGCCGGTACCGCTCTGGCGGTAGCAGTCGCTCAGAAGACGGCGGGTTAGCTCGCCGCGGTAGTGCTTGCACGCGGCGTAGAGCCGCTCGCGCGGGGTCGGCTGGGCGTCGCCGGTCTGCATGTGATCGAGGATCCCGGCGGCGATCCAAGACTCGTAATCGGATTGAACCGCGCTCTCGCCCCACGCGATCTCATACGCTAGACCCCCGGGGCCGCTCTTAGCGATCTTCGCGAGGAGTTCCTCGCGGGCTTCCTCGGCGCGCTTGACGATACGGTTCAGCTCGCGGGTCGTGTCGGGCTCCCAGCGTGCATAGAGTTGGTGGAACTTCTCGCGGGGCGAGAGAGTCGCGAGGGGCGCCACGGGTTTGATAGTCTTGCGGGCCATTTTCGCTCTCCTCGCTTAGTCGTCGAGCCGCACGACGGTGTAGGTAATCGACACGCCCATTAGCGGAAGGCGGGCCACGAGGTTCGCGTCGATCGCACGAAGCGTGTCGGCGTACTGCTCGGCGCGAGCCTTGGTCGGGAACGTCCGGATTTTGCGAACGCCGTATGCGTCGGTGTGCTTCGCGAATCCGGTCTGCGCTCCGAGCGTCCCGTTGACCGAGTGAATTTTGATTCCGTATTCCATTTTCGCTCTCCGTTGCGAACGTCGAGACGTCCTCGACAAGCTCATTCTCCTCTCTCGAAAAATCGCGTGGTTAGAACTTTCTTATCCTCGGATCGAAAAATTTGATCACGGATCGGCGTCGACTTCGTCCTAGAATTGCTTCCATGAAACCTCCCATTGAAGAGATCGCGAGCGTCCTCGCTCGCTTCCGCGACCACGTCGTCGCAGTCGGAACAGAAGCGGCCGGTAAACGGTTCGACTGGGACTGCGAGATCGTGAAGATTCAGGAGTGGATCGAGCGGGAAGCTACTCCTCCGAGTAGCTCGCCACACGAGCCTGAGGAGAAATACATGGTACCCGCCGAGATCCTGACCGAGCTACAGGAGTTCTTCCCGACGAGGGAGAAGATGCGAGAGGCGATCTCGCGGGGAATATACGAAAAGGCGAACAGGAACGAGTTCCCGGGATCGGTCGCGGTCGCGTCTGAACTCCTCGCCGAGATGAAAGCCGCGCGCGATGGGGCCCGATAGCGATCAGCACGGGCTCTTCGCGGAATTCGAGGACGACGGCACGGCCTTCGCTTCGGTAACGCGAGGCGATCCGATCCAGTCGATCCTGGTTCACTTCGAGAGCCGCGAGGACGTCCTCGCCTTCGCCGCGCTCGTCGGCCAGCCTGTATCGACCGGGACGAAGCGGCTCCACTTCCCGTCGATCCTGGAACTCGACGATTGACCTCCGCGGAGATTCAGCCGAACCTCTTCGGCGACCCGATCTGGTGGGAGGAGTACTGGCGCGGGATGCCGGAATTCGTTCAGAACGACCTCACGCCGTTTCATACCGTCGAGGTCGACTTTCGACGTCGCGACGACATCGAGGCGTTCTCCAAACTCGTCGGGCAGACGATCACGCCGAAGACTCGCTCGCTCTGGTACCCGGAAGCGGAGATCGGCCGATTCGTCGACAAGAGTTACGACTCCGACACGCCGTATCTTCCGCGGTTCCCGATCTACATCGTCTCGAAGGGGCGGTGGAAGACGCGGCTCACGAGCACGGCGCTTCACCGGCTCGGCGTCCCTCACTTCATCGTCGTGGAAGAGCAAGAGCTAGCCGACTACCGAGCCGCAGTCGACTCGACGGCGACGCTGCTCGTCCTGGATCGCGCGTATCAGCGCGACTATGACCCGTGCGACGACCTCGGCGACTCCAAGGGGAAGGGACCGGGGCCGGCGCGGAACTTCGCGTGGGAGCATTCGATCTCGACGGGACACGCGTGGCACTGGGTGATGGACGATAACATCGATGGATTCTTCCGGCTCCACCGTAACCTGAAGACTCCCGTTGGAGACGGAACGATCTTTCGGTGCATGGAGGACTTCGTCGAGCGATACGACAACGTGTCGATGGCGGGGCCGAACTACTTCATGTTTGCGAGCCGGAAGTCCGTAATGCCGCCGCTCGTCTTCAATACGCGGATCTACTCGTGCAACCTGATCCGGAACTCCGCTCCGTATCGGTGGCGCGGGAGGTACAACGAAGACACGGACCTCTCGCTCCGGATGCTAAAGGACGGGCTCGTGACCGTTCAGTTCAACGCGTTCCTTCAGTTCAAGGTCACGACGCAGACGCTCGGCGGAGGAAATACCGCGGAATTCTATGCGAAAGAGGGAACGCGACCGAAGAGCGAGATGCAGGTGAAGCTCCATCCGGACGTCTCGCGCGTCGTCTGGCGCTTCGGACGGTGGCATCATTACGTCGATTATTCGGGCTTCAAGAGAAACCGGCCGCGACTTCGTCCCGGAGTCGTCCTAGAACCGGGATTCAACAACTACGGGATGCGACTCCACGTCAACCAGCGAAAGGAAAGCGACGATGTTCAAGAACAGCAAGGCGTTTAGAAAGGGATCCGCTTTCGAGGAGATGGTCGAGCAGCACTTCATTCTTAAGGGCTATCAACCATTCTCGGCGAACCAAGGCGGGAAGCACCTCATCGATTGGTTCATGGTGAACAAGGAGACCGGCGTTCAGATATGGGTCGACGCGAAAGCCTACACGCCGATGAACGACGGCGGGTATCTAGTGACCGGGATAAACTTGACCCACTACCACGATTATCAGCGTTTGAATCGGCAATCGAAGAACGCGCTCTGGATCGTTTTCGGGGATCACGAAGAACGGATGGCCTACGGGGAGACGTTCGACAATCTTGAGCCGTACATCTTCCCGGACGATCGGAACGGGTACGCGGTGCTGAAGCCTTCCCCATACCTGCTTAAGGGGAACACCGGGATGAAGGTGATGTGGCATCGCTCTCGGTTTCGCGACCTCTTCCCGCTCTCGGACGAACAGTGCGCGATCCTCGCTTCGCTCTCGAAAGAGAAACCGTGTTTTCAGCCGTCACTTCTCGAAGGATAATAATGGACTCCGCCGAGGTACAGATCGACTTTTTCCGGCCCGGGTATCTCTCCCCCGAGTCTCCCGCCTTCGTCATCCCGAAGACTCCCAAGAAGCATAAGCCGCTCGATGCTCCGCTCGTCCGGCGATGCAATCAGCCTTTCCTATACGTCACGGTGTCCGCGTCGGGCGAATATCTCCTCTGCTGCCAGGACGGGCTACAGACGACGCGCGGGAAATTCGGATCCGTTCACTCGGGAGTCGAGGGATTCAAAGACTTCTGGTACGGGAAGGAAATGCAGACCGTCCGTCGTCGGCTCCGTTTGAAGAACCGGGCCGACACGAAGGACGCATGCGCGAAGTGCAACATCACGTTTTCGCGTTGCGACTTCAAGCTCTGGTCGGACGGAGACGTCGCTCGATATCGGGAAGGCGGAGAATGGAATGACCTCCCTGACGATCCGCTCGTCGGCCGATTCGACTCCAACCGCTAGTCTCCGAAAACTATCCCTGAGGCGCTCCGCCGTGCATTGGTTTCCGTTCTACTCGTCCGACTTCCTTGGCGCGACGGCGGGGCTCTCCTGCCAAGAGCGGTCGATCTATGCGTTAATGATCCCCCTGTACTACGAGGTCGGGCCGTTCCCGATCGACCCCGTCCGCATCTATCGGATCGTGGGATGTGAGTCCGACGGGGAAAAGCGAGCGGTCGACTATATCCTCACGATGTTCTTCGTGAAGATGGAGGACGGGTGGTATCAGCCGAAGGCGGAGCGGGTCAAGGTCAGACAGGCGCAGGCTCATAACGTCCTCTCGGAAGCCGGCCGGAAGGGGAACGCCAAGCGATGGTCAGAAAGTCGTCAAACCCAGTCGGGGGGCGATTCGGGGGGCGATCGCCAGGCGATCGGGGGCGACTCGCTAAACCAGAACCAGAACCAGAACCAGAACCAGAACCAGAACCTAAAAGAAAGGGAATCGCTAGAACAGAGCGTAGAGGCCGACGCTAAGCCGGCAAAAGCCGGCTCGCGTCTTCCTCAAGACTGGTTCCCGGGTAAAGACGGAGTGTCGTTCTGCTTAACGGAGCGGCCTGACCTCGACGTCCAAGAAACCTTGATGCGATTCCGGGACTACTGGATCGCGCAACCGGGTGCGAAGGGTCGAAAGGTCGACTGGCAGGCGACGTGGCGCAACTGGGTCCGTAACGAGAGAAAGGCAAGGGTCTAGCAATGGCCTACACGAAGCCATGTCCAATGTGCGGGCACGAAAACGACCGGAAGGCGAACGAATGCGGCAAGTGCGCGGTCGTCTTCCGGAACGTCCGGCCGGCGGGAAGCGGAGGGCGAGACGCTCCGGAGTCGTGCGAATACGAGGATCTCGGGCTTCGGTGCAAGTACCCGCCGACGATCTCGTCCGGGACGAACGGATCCGGCCGGGTCTACTGCCGGTGGCATTTCCGGGAACGGGGAACGCCAGCCGCGCTCGACATCCTCCGCACGTCGCAGTCCTACGTCGAGGAAGGTGAGCTCATCGAGTCGATCGAGGATCTCGAATCCAACGCAAAGCGGATCGCGGATCGCTTCGGAGTCGATCCGCGGCTGGCTCCCGCGGATCGCGCCCGGGCCGTCTACCGCGCGGCGATGCTCGCGACGAGGCGCGTCGCTCCGGCGACGAGAGAACCCGGGGAGGACTAGATGATCCACTACCACGGAACGCCGATCACCCCTCGCTCAGAACTAACGAAGATGGCGGGTAGGCATTTCTGCGTCAGCTTCGCTAATCCGAAAGATTCCGAGGTGTGCATGCGGATCGGTCAGTCCGTGATGTGGGACAACGGAGCCTTTTCCGCTTACACGCGAGGGGCAGCGTTCGAGGCGGACAAGTTCGCGGTTTGGCTTGTCCGCAATGGATACCTCGCGCATCCGCACTGGGCAGTGATCCCGGATGTGATCGGCGGAACGGTCGAACAACAACGCGAGATGCTCAAGTCGTGGCCGCACCCGAAGGAACTATCCGCTCCGGTTTGGCATATGGATCTCTCGACCGACTACCTGCTTGAGTTGGCCGACAACTACCCACGCATCTGTCTCGGGTCATCCGGTGAGTTTTGGGAAGTCGGCGGAGAGAAGTGGTGCCGCAGGATGGACGAGGCATTCAATTCGCTCGTTAGGACGCGCCAATATCTTCCGTGGATTCATGGAATGCGAATGCTAGGAATGGCAGGTAGCGAATGGCCGCTCGCGTCGGCCGACTCGACGAATGTAGCTCAGAATTTCAAGCGGGACACGGGTTGCGCCGAATGCAAGGCGGCGATGCTCGATCCCATCCAAACGCCAAATCGATGGTATGTGAGAGAGGAGCAGTCCAACTTATGTTTCTAGGTCCGGTCTATGTTCTCGTGTATTGCGCGGCGATGGTTGCCGCAAACCTGATCGTATGGTGGCTCGGTCCTTGGGTATCCCCGATCAATTCGTTTTTCCTGATCGGTCTAGACCTGACTTTGCGAGACAAGATCCATGACCATTTCAACGGCAACCCGTTCGCCCTAGCGATCATCGTCTTGGTCGCCTGTCTAGCGACCTACTTTATCAACCCGGCAGCGGACAAGATCGCGGCGGCGAGCGCGATCTCATTCAGCGCAGCGGCGCTCGTGGACTGGCTCGCCTATACGCTATTGCGCGGCCGGTCATGGATGCAACGGGTGAACGGATCGAACGTTGCTGGAGCTGCCGTGGATTCCGTGCTGTTCCCATCGATCGCGTTCGGTGTGTTCATGCCGGCGATCATCGCTCTGCAGTTCGCTGCCAAGGTTGGCGGCGGGGCGCTATGGTCGATCTTTTTTAGGAGAGTTTCAGGGTGTGTCCGAGATGCGGAGAGTATCTCGCGCGGATCCAAGCGACCGGCGAGCTAGTCTGTTGGAAATGTCGCGACGCTGGGAAAGTCTTCCGCGCGATCCCGGCACCGAGCCCCGGAAAGAAAGCAAGACGCGCGGACGAGATCGGGCTATCGCTCCGCGGGACCGAGAAAGCCTGAACCAAACCAGCAAGGGGAAACCATGACGCCGGTATTCGAGTTACAGAAGCACGAAGCGATGATCATCGACTTCAATCCGAGGCGCGAGAAGATCGGGGACGCCGACGTCTTCGCCGGGGACCTAAAAGTCCAAGCCCGAATGACGCTCGACGATCTCGCGATGTTCTCGCCGACCCTGAAGGCGATGATTTATGATTCGTCCGCTCCGGACGTCGCCGGGGCTTGCACGACTCTTCGCTATCCGCTGATGGGCGAGATCGAGTGGAACAACGAGATGATCGGGCCGGACGTCTCAGTGTCCTATGGGATCGACGAGGAACTCGTTCTGGACGAGGCGCGCGTCGATCGCTTCCGGCTTGCTCCCCTAGACGGCGGGGTCGTGATCGTGTCGTTCCGGATCCGCTTCCATCCGACGCCGAGACAGGCGGGGCTCTTCGCCACCTCTCTCCTCCGCGAGAAAGTCTCGCTTTCGGTCGCTCCGAAGATCCTCGCAGAGATGAAAGCATGAAGTGGGCGCGACGGGTAGACGGGCCGCAGGCGGAGATCGTCTCTGCTCTCAGACGGATCGGTGTATCAGTGTTCGACGCGTCGCGCGCAGGGTCCGGCTTCCCGGACCTCGTTTGCGGATACCGCGGCCGGACGTGGCTGCTCGAAGTCAAAGCAGACGGGGGATCGCTTACCCCGGCGCAGGAGGAGTTCCACCGATCGTTTCGCGGGGAAGCGTACATCATCCGGAGCGTATCGGACGCGATTAATCTAACACGTACGATAACAGGATCAACGACTTAGGCCCGAATCGAGCATGGGATCCGAGGAGAATCCCCCGAAGAACAAACGGCAGCGGAAGTATCGAAGCCGGGATGAGGCGCATGAAGCGGATCTCCTCCGCCGAAGAGCGAGGCATAGAGAGAGGATGGAGAACGATCCCGCCTACAAGGTACAGAGGCGAGTACACGCGAACCGATGGAAGGCGAACCCATACGTGACTGCGATCGACAAGGCATTCTCCTCGGGATACGAGGCAGCTCTCCCGCTCTACCCGGCGTGGCTAGTACGGTCGGACGTTCCTGCTCTAGCCGGCTCGGTGCGTACGTGGGTGTGCAAGGACGACGACCCACAAAGCGGAGACGGGAGAGGGCGCTAGAATGTCCTCTCCTCCTTGCTGGTGGGCTTGGCGGGCGACGTCCTTCCCCTCTGGATCTCGCCCGCAATTTTTTCAGCGGGTCCTTCCCGGGTCCGTCTATCGCGGACGTCAATCGCC